TTCCATTCCCAGCTCGGAGCCGGTGACACCCTTACCAGCCTGCTGGCGGCGCTGCTCGGCCAGCTGCTCGTGGCGCTTGATATCAGACGCAATGGTGTCGGCATCCTTCATCAGCGCATCGAACTGGCCGCGCTCTTCTTCACTGAGTTGACGTTTGGCGGATTCAGCAGCATCAACGATGCCTTGCGCTTCCTCCAGTTTCTGGTTGCGCTGGTTGCGCAGTTCTTTCAGGTCTTTAGACATATAGTCCTCGCGGGCACAAAAAAGCCCGCAGAAGCGGGCCGGTATGGGTTTAGGGTTGGCTTAGCTCGCGCGCTGCAACTGCAGGCGCAAACGGCGGTGTTCGTCGTGGATGATTCCAGGATCTGGCGGCGGAGCGTCTGCCGCCTTGGCTTCCTTCCAGCGATCCATGCTGCGAGCCGAAATGGTGGTCTGCCCGTAAGCCGGGAAAGTAACCGGGCTGACCTCATACAGCTCGACCTCCAACAGGGTTCTCACCCACACATCACCGACCTTTTCCCAATGGTCCTGCAGGGTGAGGAAGCCGAACGACATTTCTCGCACGTCGCCACGCTCCATGCTGACTAATAGGTCGCGCGCATAGCTGGTGTCCGGCGTGTCAATCTCGACGTTCAGCCCGGTATCGTCCTCAGCCAGGCGCAGTGTGCCGGCAGAGGTACGGCCCAGAATCAGATCACTGTTGTGATTCATCAGCGCCCGCACATCCCGTTCCAGGCTGCTCTTGAACGCGCCCGGCGCGATCTGCTCAACAAAGCCGCCCAGATCCTCGGAGCGCTGGTTGAACACGGCGGCATGGCCACCGATCAATGTGGTGCTGCCACCTTCCGGTGCCTGCAGGCGCATTTCCTGCGGCTTGTAGAAGCGGCGTTCAAAGTCTTTTTTCATGCTCCCCCCTCTTTGGGCTGGCTCTTGTAAGCAGCCGGGTCAACAAACTCACTGAGCCCATCACGAGCATTCAGGTCTTCAAGCGCTCGCACTTCATTGCGATCCATCCAGCCGGGGCCGTTATTGCCGCCAATCGCCGCCTTGTAGTACTCGGCCTTGCTCTTCAAATCGACGCGCAGCAGAGCGTTGTCGGTGAAGCGCACATAGTGCCCAGTATCCAGGTCACGCAGACTCAGAAGGTCGCGCTGCATAGCCTGCTCGATCATGCGTAGCAGCGGCGACAAGGTGAACGTCAGGTGGCCGATGGTGATCTGCTCAACCCCGGTTCCCCAGGTCGACGTTTTATCGCCGTGGCCGATCAGCAGCGGATTCATCCGCCAGATGCTGCACACCTCCGAAACCTGATGCACTCGGGTTTCCAGCATCTGCACTTCGTCTGCATTGAGGCTGAGCTTTTCAAAGGTCATGCCCTCCTCAAGCAGGATCGGCTTATGGTGGTTTGCCAGCCCCGTATACTTCTCGGCAAAACTAGACTGCAACCGGTTGTATGCCGGATCGCTTAGCGTCTTGGGGTGGCTCAGCAAGCCAGTGCTGATGGCGCCGTTCTTGAACACCCGCGCCCCGTGCTCCAGAGCAGCCATCGATAGCCCGATGGTTTCTGCATGCAGCTGAATTGGCGAGGGCGCCCCCAGCAAGTCGCCACCAAACGCGCGCCAGTGGTGAACCTCCTCACGCAGCAGGATCTCTGCCGGCCCCCTTGAGGGCTGATAGTGATAGTAAATATCGCCGTCATCACCAAAGAAGGGGGTGGTGCGATCCGGGTGCATCGGGATCAGTTCATCAACACCGTTGCGCTGGCTGATGATGCGACTGTAACCGTTGCCCCGCAGCAGCATGTGGCCGGCCATCATGCGCCGCCACTCAAAAGAGGTTTGCCAGCGATTAGGCCGGTGCTTGATCAGGTTGTATAGCGGGTTGCGGCGGGCCAGTACCGCGTTCTTCTGGTCGTTGTCGGAGTCATCCTGGTACAGGTTCAGCGGCAGCATTGCCACGCTGTCTGCCAGATGCGAAACGCAGGCGTAAACCACGGCGACCTTCAAGGCCAGGTCCGGCGTCACAGTCACACCAGAGGCCGTGCTGGCTCCAATCAAGCTGCGCCAAACTTCCTTTGGCACCACCGTAACCGCGCGCTGCTCCGCACGCCGCAGGCTGTTGAAAATACCCATCAGCTTTGCTCCTCATCCAGCGAGGCCGGCGCAGCGGGAGCACCGGCCATACGCCACGCGAAAGCCAGCAGCAGGCCGCCCAGAACGATGAAGCCAGCAGGCTGATAAACCAGCCATGCGCCATAAGACAGCAGGCCAGCACCAGCCAGCCCGACAACATCATTGGCAAAATCACGCACATTGATCTTCATAGTGAACGGACTCCTCGGGTCTCGTAGACAGAAGGGCCGTCAGATTCATCCTCTCGGATCGTGAGGCCGGTGGCCATGATCGACGCCACGATGCCGTCAACCCGGCCAGTGGCCTTGTCTTTGGCCACCTTGCGGTTGCCCGCAGGGTCACTGGTTGTTACCGCGTTGGCAGCGTTCCAGGTCAGCACCGGGTTGCCGTTATGCTTGACCAGCTCATTCACCAGACGAATCTCAAACTCATCAAGCGCCGGCCCCATGTCCTTGAAGCCCTGACCAAACGGCACTAGCGGAGGCAGGCTGCAGCCCTCCTCATCAATCAGCATCTTGAGGTCTTCGATCCGCCAGCGGTCGTAACCGATGCCCTGCAGGTCGAACTGATCAGCCACCTCAACCAGCTTGTGAATCACATGCAGCTTGTTGATCGCCTTGCCGGGCGTGGTCAGCAGCCAGCCCTGATCCTTCCAGGCCAGATAAGGCACCCGGTCGCGCTCGGCTTTTTCGTAAAGCCCATCCTCGGGCAGCCAGAAGAACGGCAGGATGCGCCAGACCGGATCGCTCTCGGTCGGCTCAAAGGTCAGCACCAGGGAGGTCAGATCCTGCGTACTGGACAAGTCCAGCCCGCCCCAGCAGCGACGGCCCAGCAGCTGCTCGATAGCAACCGGCTCCTGCGCGGCCTCCCAAGGCTCGCGCCCAATCCAAGGGCTGGCCGACTCGACCCACTGGCAGAAGTTCAGGCGGCGGACGGTGGCAACCTTGCTCGGCATACCCTTCGCTTCGGTGACCTGCTCTCGCAGGTACTTGAGGCCAGGAATCCCATCCATCAGGCTGGGGTTCACCTTGTACCAGCAGGCCTCATCCTTGAACGGGTCGTCACCGTCATCCAGATCACAGATATACGCAAAGAAGCTGTCATCGAAGTGGCCGTCGTTTGGGCCTGCGCCGGCAGCCCCAGCACGACAGATCCGCGTGCCGTACTCGTGATACTCCCAGCACACACTGTGCTTGTCGGTACCGCTGTTGGTGATCATCAGGATCAAAGCCTGACGGCGGGACTTGGTACCCGCTCGCATCATGCCAACCACGGTGCCGTTCTTATGCTCGTGGATCTCATCGAGCAGAGCGATGTGCGGGCGCGGGCCTGACTGCCCGTCATCAGCACTCACCGGGCGAAAGAAGCTGGCCGACTCATGGTGCGCCAGGTTCCACTCACGCCCCGGCGCGCCTGACTTGTCGATCCGGCAGGCTAGCAACGGCGACTGGTCGACCATCGCCACCGCATCCCGAAACAGGATCTGAGCCTGGTCCTTTTTGGTCGCAGCCGCGTAGACCTCGGCACGGGCCTCACCGTCAGAGGTCAGCCCATAAAGCCCAATCCCCGCAGCCAGCGGCGACTTGCCGGAGCCCTTGGCCGTCTCGATGTACCCGGTACGAAAGCGCCTGTACCCGTCCGGCCCCTTCCAGCCAAACAGCGAGCCAATGACAAAAGCCTGCCAACCCAGCACCCTGAAGGGCTTGCCCTCATACTCGCCACCATTGAGGCGCAGCACGTCCTGAAAATACCCAATGGCGTGATTGGCCGCCTCCAGATCCCAGCGCAACCCACGCTTCGGGCCAAGCTCCAGATCCTTCAGGTGCCGGCGGCAAGCATTGCGAACCGCAGGCCCCGCAACCACCTGCCCCGAGGCAACCGCCCGGGCAAACGCCGAGCAAGGGTCAGCCGAAGTACTTTGCTGCTGCGTCCTTTTGCTCATTGGGGAATAACTCACCTTGCGGCGGCGCAGTCACCCGCAGATTACGCCGCGCCATCGGGGAAAAGCCGAACTGCGCGCCAGCTGCGTTCGCGCGCTTTTCCGCATCGTTGCGCAGCTGTCGCCAGACACTGATCTGCTTGGCACCGGTGGAGAAGGTCTGCACGTCACCACTCCCGCGCATGGCGGTATTGCGCTCGGCAATCAGGCCGGAGAACGTGCGGTAGTCCGCCACCGCTTCGCAGTACGAAGTCAGCGCCATCATGTCCAGCGTGGCCACCAGGCCAAGGGTCATCAGATCCGGCAGCACCCGATCCCACTCCTCGGACGCGAACGGCGTGAGCCAGTCAGGCTTGGGCGGAGCGCCAACTGGCACCGCAGGTGCCTCAATCTCGCTTTGCAGCGCAGCCTTGCTTTTGCGGCTCGGATTACCATTCACCAGATGGACGACAGCCGGCTTTGCGGTGCGCCCAGAATTTGCGTTACCAGCCATAAATCACCTAAGATTCAAAGCAGAAGCGCATCCCTCAGAGATACCCCCCCTACCC